GTATAAGGGAGTCTCTCTGGGAATCTTGGTAAATATACCAACTAACCAGTAAATTGGGCTTCTACTCTTGAGTAGGGCACTATTAATTGGTGGGTGAAATGTAGTTTATAAGCCTAAGACTTCGTCTTAGTATAAACGGGTGGTACCTTATGGTCTGCCGTCCCCTCACGGGAACAGCGGAATAGGATACTGCTTATAGCGCTAGTTCTATTTTTTAAAACTAGCCCCTTGGGTCCAGATACCAGGATTGGCACCTTGGAACACCATCTAGGAGATAAGGGCTGATTAGCCACCTATATACCAATAAACCATGAAGACACAACTTAAAAAACTTAAGTCGAGTTCTAATAGTTTAAAGATATATAGTTCTGTCTATAAGCGGAGTTCTATGATCTCACTTTCAAATGCAAAGCATTTGAAGTTAGTAGTAAAAGAGATTGGGTGACGTATTGTCACTTTATCCTTTTTATCTACTAAAGAAATCAACCGTTTCAGACTATTGCATAACTTCGCTGTATTCTTGATCAAAATGACCAAAAATCATGGCGATGAATACACAGTTAAATATCTGAAGGCTTGTCAACTAGCAATTCAGAAAAAGTTAGCGGGTCAACCTTTCTCATCTTTGAGAGAGATCGAGCCGAACTTTAACTTTCCTCGCTTGTCCAAATCTGGGCTACCATCAATCATTAAGTTGAATGATAGGAGCTCGATTTGTAATGGATCTTATAAGGTTATAAGATTCTATCTTTCATTATTCTCTTTATACAGAATAATAAAGGTGGAATTTAAACCAAAATTAGAAACCATTACTGGGGCATTTGAGGGATCTCTTTATCACGTTGAGGACTTTAACAGATGGTTAGAAGTTTCTTCTAAACAATTGTTACAAAAGTTTTCAACATTTGATATTAAGGACCTGGCTTCTTATAGGATTTTGCCTATACAGAAATCAAGTCCCCAAGGATCTAAAAGTTATCGTCACTTAATTGCTTCCTATATTTTAATGAAAGATTCACATCTTTTTCCTAAAATATTGGAGTATTTAAGCGTAACTAATTCTCAGAACATTCTGGTCTTATTCAAGAACTTAGATTATATTATAAAAAAATATAATTTAAATTCGATAGGATCACATAATGACTATTTAGGTGCTCTTTCTTTCAAAGAAGAAGCAGCAGGAAAGCTAAGGATCTTTGCAATGGTTGATATAATAACTCAATCAATGCTAGAGCCCTTACATTCTAGACTGTTTGCACTTTTTAAGAAGCTTCCTAATGACTGTACACATGATCAGAACAAAGGGTTCGCCTATGCTAAAGAGTTATCTCTAAAGTATGGGTGTTCTTATGGTTTTGATCTGTCTGCAGCCACGGATAGATTACCTGTATCTTCTCAGGCCTCTATACTGAACTCTCTGTTTGGTATAGGTGATTTGTGAAGATCTATTCTAGCGGAACGAGAGTATATTATTCGAAAGAACAATTACTCCATCCCAGAAGGTCCGGTCATCTATTCGGTAGGTCAACCTCAAGGAGCTTTATCCTCATGAGCGATGCTTAATTTGGTTCATCATATGATGATCCAGTTTATAGCTGTTCATAAAGGGAAAGTTTCTCCAGGTTCCTGGTATCAAGATTATGTGGTTCTGGGGGATGACTTGGTGTTATTTGATAAAGAAGTGGCTGATCGTTACCTCTCATTGTGTAAACAATTAGGGGTTGCAATCAACCTTTCGAAATCTATAATATCCGAGTCAAAGCCAGTAATTGAGTTCGCAAAACGGACTTCATTAAATGGAGTCGATGTGTCAGCTTTACCTTTTAAAGAGATATTTTCTAATAACTCTTTCTTTGGTAGACTAAGCATATCTACTCGTTTAATTCGGAACCAATGGGGGAAAGATTTATTCAAATTGCTTATATTGTCGAATAAACGACATTTATCAAGCAAAACGGATTTAATCTATCCTCTAGTGGGTTTTCTAACTCAATTATATCAGAATAAGATTATTCCTCTTTCAAATATTTTGTCTATTATAACCAATAGAGATAAACCATTAGCCTTCTTCGGAAGAGATATCCGTTGAATGACTCCTGATTTAATCACTAAGGTTGTAAGACATTATATAAAAGAGGGGCATTTTAATACTAAAATGCTACCTATACGAGAAAGATTCTGATCAGAATTACACAGTAATACTTTTAAGAATATCATTCTACATAGAATATCTGATTTATCAGATCGTCTAAGTGTTATGAATCTTGAGAGATTACGTATAAATCTATCAGATCGGATGGTTACTAATCCAAAACTAGAGGCTTATTATAAGAACTTAGTTCTCCAAAATAAGTCTTTAGAGTTAGACAGGGCCATCTGCGACCGATGATATTGAAACGATCCTGCGTTCTTAGAGTTTAAGAAGATGTTTTATGACATAAATTATGTCTTTAATATTTTCTTTTTACAAAAAGGACAGAGGTACGAGAATATCAATCATATCCGTTTGGGTATGACGGTTGATCTAACGTATGGTACATTGGCTCTTGGGACTTTAGGTCCACAACTAAAATTTCTAAACAATTTTAAAAATTTAAAAAACTTTTATAATTCTAAAGAATTTTTAGATATGAAATTAGAGTCTCTATTAGAGTGTTTGGATTTTCTGACTAACAGAGTTACTGAATTAACATTCTTCTATCCAAAAAAGGATGATGATAATAAACTACAGATTGATAATCCCCTTAAAGTCTTAGACTTTATTAAGGATCTTATGAATCCAAAGTTTACTGTCAACTCCGATTTTGTGAAGTTTGATAATCAGTATATAGTATCTGATACACTAGTTGATGAATCCCCCGGATTCAAACCAAAGTTTGACTTTAGTATGAAACCTAAGATTAACATCAAGATCATGTAAAAGATCTCCTGTTTATTTTCGGAATTATATGATTATATAATCCTAGAATTTTCGAAAGGGTCGG